TAAAGGCTAATTGGTCTTGAGTTGGATTTCCGTATGTTATTTCATTAAACTCCATAGTTAATTTTAATTAAGATTGTGCTACACAAGTAGTCATATAGTTGTCATAGGTACTTTGCATTTGTTCTTGCGAAGTAAATTTAACTGTACTTGAAAATTTTAACCATTTTTCTTTACAAGCCTCAATTTTCGGGTCAACAGGTTCTTCTGCTACTTTAGTTTCTTTTACTTCAGCAGTTTCCCCACCTAAAACTTTAGGTGGTTCTGTCTGACTTGAAGTATCAGGAAACGCTTTATTAATTGATGCCGTAGAGTTTTTATTACCCCTCATTTTAATTATGAAGTAACCAACTACAAATCCTGCACCAAATAAAATTATGTTTCTTTTATCCATTACTAATTTTTAAACTTGTTTACTTGCGATACAAGCATCAAATTTTTCTTTTCTTATCTGAACTAAATCTGCTCCTGCTGATGGTCTTATAGCCATCATAAAGTCGTCCGCTTCTTTATTACAAGCGTCTATTGTTGCTTGTGATGGTGCTGAAGCAACTGCCCCTGTCGAAGTTGTTGTTCCTGTTGCTGAATCATCTTTTGATTTTTTCAAATAACCTGCTAAAAGATAACCTACTGCTACCCCCGCTACTACTAATATTGCGTCTTTCGTATTCATAATTATTTTGCTTTATAAACAGTCATACCTGTTTTGGTTTTTGATGCTACATACGTTTTACCATTATAGGTAAATGATGCTGAATTATTCTTTTTGGCTTCCAACATTGCTTTGAAATACCCGTTTACCGCTTTTGCCATAATTTCTATTTTTTAAATAATTTTAATACTCTTTGAACGTTTTTTCCGTCATACGGCACTTTACCGTTTAACCAATCTCTTTTAGCATCACAACCACAATCATCTGTAATTGCGTTTACTACCATTTTTATACCTGTAAATTTAGTAAATTTCTCAATAGAATCGCCTAAACCTTTACTTTTTTCCATAGTAATTTGTTGTTATTTTACTTGGTATTATTTTGTGTAATATTTATTCACTAATTTATAAGTCATATAACCGACTGTACCTGCGCCTAAAACAACGCCTATGGCTACACTTCCTAATACCGTTACTAAAGCCCCTTTACCTACGCTATATCCTTTTGAATAAGAGAAAATAGCAAGACTTAAAGGAACTACTAATAAAACTAACGCACCGTTATTTGAATCTTTTTGCATAACTTAATTATTCAGTTGTTGAATACTTTTTACCCAATGCTCTTTTTACATTGTATTTAACTTCTTCAACGTCATCTACCAAGTTAAGGAAATCATCGTTAGGTTTTTGGTCTTCGTTCAGTTTTGCAATTGCTTTTCTGTAATATGTAATTCCATATACTGAAAACGCAATCAAAAGCCCGAATACAAGCAAACTTTTAAAATCCATTGGTTTTTGCGACCCCATACTTTCAAATACGTCATCGCCACCGCCTGACGGTGCTACGGGTGCAGGTGCTACGGGTGCAGGTGCAACGGGTGCAGGTGCTACGGGTGCTACTGATACTTCTGTTTCCATAATATTTTATTTATTAATTTTTTCTCCACTTTGAGTAATTTTACCCTCTGCAATCATTTTATTTCTTTGGTCGATTGCTTCCAAATTTCTAACTCTTTCTGCCAATTCTCTTGCTTTTTTACCCTGTTCTTTTGTAATTTGAAAACCAATAATAAGACCTACAACAGAGCCAAGTAGTATTCCATAGCCTTTTGATAATTTCAAATTTTTGTGTAACATAAAACCTGATATACCGCCTAATGCTAAACCTATTATTGTGCTTTTATGTCCCTCAATTTCAAACATAATGTTATTTATTAAATTTTTTATATGCTAAATATCCTAAAAACAAAACTCCAACTATTAGTAAATGGTTTTTGTGTTTTTGTAAAAATGTTTCGCCTGAAGCATCTGTCGCTAAAGTTTGTTCAGTAACCGCAATTTCAGGAACTTCAAATATTGATTTGCCATCGAATTTAGTACCATCTACTTGTAGTGCTTGAGAGGTAGTTATAATTACATTGTATCGAGGAGTAGAACCTGTTTCTACACCTGAATTAGTTGGTATTTTTTCTCCCTCAAAAACATCGCCTTTCTTAAACGAATAACTTAACCTGAAATTAGCCATTTTCGGACTATTAGGTTCGTTACTTATAAAATTTGTCCCTTTAGCCTCGTAATCTTCTTTAAATATATATTTTGCCATAACTTTTTATTTATTAAATTTTTTATATGCTAAATATCCTAAAACCAACACGCCTAAAATTAGTAAATTAGTTTTGTTTTTTTCTAAAAATGTTTGTGAATCAAGTCCTGTGTTTTGATTTGAATTAGGACTTAAATTATCTAATGAAATATCGAAAGGAGTTCCGTCATCATTCAGTATTGAAAGATATTCTACGGGTATATAAAACGTAAAATTTCCTTGCCAAGATTTAATCATTTTTTTATCATCGGATAATGATAATATCCCGCCTAAAACATCTCCTTTTTTATAATTAATAATTTCAGGTAAGCCACCCATTGAACCTTGAGTATTTGTGCTTCCCGTTTTATATGCGTAATCGCTTTTAAAAGTTGCTTTAATAATATTTTTTTTCTTTGTGTTTTTGTCTAAAGTAACAGGTGTTTCTTCTGAAACTTTTTCGATTGTAAATGACGGCAGGTCTTTACTACCAATATCAAAACCAATTCCCCTTGTTTGTCCGTATTTTGTGTTTATTTGATAGTAAAAATTATTTGTATTTCCCCCATAAGGCATAGGTTGTATGTCAACAATCGTCCCTTTTGGAATTGTAAACTGATATTCTTCAATATCTCTTAATAATTTATACTTTGCCATAACTTTTTATTTATTAAACTTTTTATATGCTAAATATCCTAAAACCAATGCGCCAACTATTAGTAAATTGGTTTTGTTTTTTTGTAAAAATGAAATTGGTTTTAATCTTGTTTCTAAAATTAATTTAGAAGTCAACGGGGTTGAATCATCTACTTTATCTGCATCATAGCCTATAATATAAGTATCATCAGAAAAAATAAGATATGGTGTCATTATTGCACCACGACCTCCGCCACCTGTTTTTGCAATTTCAATGACATCTCCTGCTTCAAGAGTGCCAATAACATCAGTTCCCGCATCTCCAAATATATCTTTTTTATTTGAATTAACTTTTAGAATATCAGTTCTTTTATTAACTTTATATTTTGCCATAATTCCTATTTTTTATTTTTAAATGCTCTTACGATTAAGATTATTCCCGCCAAAGCACCTATTCCACCATAAATAAATCTATGCTTTTGTAAATGGTCAACAAATACACCTTTTTTAGAACTTACTGTTTTATTATCATTGTTTTTTGGCTTTCCCTCTCCGCTTTTCATTACTATTGAATCATCAACTAATTCAATATCATAAAGCAACTTTATTTTCTTTCCCTGAAGTTCACTCGCTTTTAAAAATTGAGGAATATAATTCATATAAGAAACTTTGAATACAGAATCAGGATTAATCAATTCGTTTTCCAATACAAAATTTCCGTCCAAGTCGGATTGTTCGCCAAGTTTATTGGCTTCATCTCCCGTAGTAATAACTATGTCAGCCAAACTCATTGGCTGATTGTCGCTATCTAAAACTTGTCCAAATATTTTCATTATGCTTTTCCTCCTCTAATTCTCTGAATTGTATAAAAATTTACAATAGCCCCTAATACGAAAGAAACTATACCTACAACAACAAATGTAGTTGACAAATGCTGATGTATTTTAGCACTTGCATCTTTCTTTTTTTGTTCTTCCGATTGAGCATTATTAATGCCTACTTGACTACTTTGAACCGCTCCTATCATAAGTGTAATAAAATAATGTTAATCCTGCAAGTATAGATAATATTCCAACTGCAATATAATTTTTGTATGCTTTTACTGCTAAACCAAAACTTCCCTCTTTAAGCCATTCGCTTGGTAATTGCTCTAATATTTTTTTCTTTACTTCCCAAACCCTTAATTTACCGTCTTTTACTTGACGGAAAGCAGGATTTGCATTGTAAATTGCACCTGCCGACAATCCTAATCCTTGAATAATCCAATCATCAGGTTTCCCAATTGCAATAGGGAAAAAGGTAACAAAATATGTGTCTGTATAATTTTTTAATTTCCCTGCGTAACGCTTATAATATTCATAGACTAAATCTAATTGTTCAGAATAGTCCATTTTTCTAATGTCAGACATAAGGTATTGTTTACCATTAATCGTCTTGTAATTTTTTCCTTTATCGGGACAAAATTGTATCAAACCATAACAACCAATGTTATTGGGTTTTGACGGACTAAAAGTTCTCGCACTTTCAAAGTACATAATTGCCATCAACCAATTTGGGTCAATTTGCAATTTACTTGAAATTTCCTTTATCTTTTTTATAAATCCACTCCTGTAAGAAGCAGGTACTTTATCTTCGTATATTAAAGTCATTACCACAATATTTTATCTGCATAATACCCGTTTGAACCTATCTTATGACGGTCTTTTTCGTGTCTTTGCTTGTACAACCTACGTCTTTCTTTAGCATATCCTTTCGGGAAATACCCTTTTTTTTCTTTCTCCAAGTAGGTAGGGTAATCATTCATACCCAAAGCCCCTATTGATGCAATCTTTTTACCATTCTTAAAAACATCAATTTTTTTAAGCGGGTTAGTTGAGGGCTTTATTTCAACCCTCAAACTATCTGCTTTTGCTTTTGAATATGGTAAAATTTTATAAGCCATTATTTAGCCCCACAACCGCAACCACTTGCGCTATAAAAACCCTCTTTATTTTTTTTAGGTGTGCTATTCCAAATGAATACAATTGCTCCTAAAACTACTAAACCTGCAATGACATAACCTTTATTCATAATCCTTATTTTTAATTATTTAAAATCGTTTTTAAACCAAATATCTAAAAACCCGTTTACACCTAACATTTTAAGCAAATAACCTCTACTTTCTAAAGGTATGGTTCTATTATTAAGTAATTGCTCTGTTGTCATTTTGCCTTTTACTTTATTTCTCATAGAGTAGTAACCTGCATTATAAGAAACCATAACTTTATTTAAGTGTGCAACATTTCCGTCTTTAAATGCTTCTAATAACCATCTTAAAACGGCAGTACCTATTGCTATATTAAATTCAGAGTTTTTTTGTAATGCTTTGCGTATTTCGCTTTTTACCGCCGAAGACGGTAATGTATTAGCGTTGAATTTTTTGCTTGATGGAATTGCTTTGTTGAAAAAAGATTTTGCTTTTTCAGAAAGAGGAGATTTAGCCATTACTTGCCATTTTGCAATTATTTCCCAAACAGTATCGGGTGTAACTTGCATAAGACCTGTT